ACGAGATCTATTACCTCCTTATTTGAGATTTGATGCAGTGTTCTCAGTTATCAACGGTAAGAAGACCAAAGTTCCTAATACTGCTGTGTATATGGAACATGCAGTCAACCATAATAAACTAAGAACCTATGCCAAAGCACGAAACGAACTAGCTGCTGCTAATCTGCTTCGTGGTCAGACCTTTCCATTGCTGTGGGTTGACGAGTATGCATTCGTTCCTTATATGAAAATCATATATGGTAACATGTTACCAGCTATGAGTAAGGCTGTTGAGATAGCTAAGAAGAACAATGTTCCATATGGTATTCTATATACCACAACACCTGGCTTCTTAACAACCGAAGAAGGAAAGTATGCATACAAAGTTATCAATAACGCTACGCAGTTCAATGAAGGATGGTATGATTTAACCTATCCTCAGATTATAGATCTTATCAACTCTAATAGACTATCAACATTCGTTCACTTACAGTTCACATATCAAGAACTTGGTTATACAGAAGAGTGGTTCTATAACCAATGTAAAGGAAACGAATGGGATTGGCCTCTTATCAGACGTGAGTATTTGTTGGAATGGTCTGATGAAGCCGAGAACAATCCATTTACAAAAGAAGATCTCGATACAGTTAAGAAGTTCTGTAAGAATCCTAAGAAGACTTTCCTTATCTTTAATAAGTACGAACTAAAGATCTTTGAAGAGATTCCTCTAAAGAGCAATCTAGTTCCTAAATATCCTCCTATTATAGGAGTTGACCCATCTGGTGGTGTATCTAAAGACTCTTCGTGTTTAACTTTTGTAGACTCTAGAACTACTAGAGTATTTGCTGAGCTGAGATGTAATACTATCTCTCTCATAGAACTAGCTAGAGTTATAGAGTATATAGTCATCAATATGATGCCGAATGCTATAGTCAATATAGAGCGTAATGGAGTAGCGACAGCAATCTCAGCGTAGAGAGTAATCTTTACGTTTCAACAGTGTTAATTGCTTTGACAGAGGGTTAGAGCCATCATGCTACAACGTAATCCGAAAGGATAAGCGTGATAGATTAAAAAGTTGATGGATTTCCTCACTTTAGCAGCGAAACTCCTAAGTGTATATATGGAGTACGTTCAACGATCAGCCCTTGACGAGGGAATATGTAGAACTGCAAGCAAATGGCAGAAGAAAAATCCTGGCCTCAGAAATGAGGATGACAAATGATCTCTTCACGTCCTGTAATGGGAGTGCTTAGGAATCGACCTAGGGATAAGAGTTGCGCCTTATCTAAAGACAAAGGTTACGGTTTATCGGTTATAGCAAAGCTTAAAGAGACAAGGATTAAGAGAAATCTCTATTATGAGATCAAAGATAGAGAGCTAGAAGAGACTATAGAGAATGGTGTAAGGAAAGTAAAGAAAACCAAAACAAAGGTATTTGGTGTTCATTCCACATCTGCTGTTAGAGATAATCTTATAGAGCTTCTTAAGGAGAGAATGAGACTTCATAAGGATAAGTTCATATCTCCTACGATATATCAAGAGCTTAGAGGATTAGAGGTTAAAAGAAATGGTAAGGTAGAACATTCTGATCTTACCCATGATGACCAGATCTTCTCTTATCTCATGGCCATGTATGTATGGTATGAAGGAAAGAATCTAAGAGAAACTTTTGGTATAGAGAAGTTTGGTATTAAGACAGAAGAAGCTGTAGATGATATAGTAGATCTCGCTACATCTGAAGATTTTGGTGATATCACTGAGCATATAATAGAAGCTACTAGAGACTATGGTGATAAGTTTGAAGCCGATATGCTTGCTCTCAATAAAGCAAAGGGTCTAATGCTTAGTGAGTATATAACTAAACAGAGAAAGAAAGAGAATGAACGTCTAAAGGTAATGCTGCAGAATCCTGTATATAAAGAAGCTTATGCTAGAAAGTATGGTATCCCTGCAGAAGATGTATCAATAGACGAGGTGGGAGATAATGTAGGTCCTCAGACTACTAATCTTATTCCAGACTCTTTATTCTTAGATTTTAACAAAGACTACTCAGAACTTGGTAGAGATTCTGTATATAGTAATATGAGCAATGGATTAGTAGACTATAACGGAATAGTTACCAATAGACCAATAATGGAAGACGATAGCGTACAATGATATCATACCCTCTATAGCAATCTGCTATAGAGGGATTTTAGTTATATACTATAGCAGTGGAAACACTATCGTAGTGCTATATTAAAAGGAGTAAGATCGTATGAGAGCATTTACTTTTTTTATCTTCATCCTTGCCGTAGGTCTATGGTTATACTGTGTAAGAAGATTCTCTAGACCATTATGGGATAAGATAGTACACTATATCTCTCCTTGGGATAAGAATAATGATGAAAAAAGGAGGGTAAAGTAATGAGAATAAGTACTGAGTATGATGATTACAATATCGTAGACTTGCTATATAAGGACTATGACTTTAAGCTTTATACTCCTAATGGGTACGACTATGTCTTCATAGACCAAATACGTAGAAGAGTAGAAACTCTAAGGTCTATATGTTTAAGATTCTTATACAATCTAGGACATGCTTCTACTGATTCACCAATAATGGAGTATGATGATATATGGGTTGAATCTATCCCTTCTACAAGAGATGAGAAGAAGATTCCTTCTATATTAGAAGAAATAAAACATACTTACCCCATAACTGATGTAGAGATATCTAATTTCTACATGTATCTAGAAAATGAGAGAAAATGGAGAACCATCACATCTTTCTATGATCTATACAAAGACTTCCGCAAAGCTGTCTTTGATGATATGAATGAAGAGCAGAAGTCAAAGAGTATGATTGCTGTAGCTTATTCTAAGCTATTGTGCAAGTATGATATAAAGATGGCAAGAGGTTCTAATACCATCCTTCCACTAAAGTGGATATTTAGACTATTGTATGGTGATAAGATAGTAGACTATATAGACTACATGTATGAATCTAAGAGGATTGGTAAGGATGATATGAATGATAATATAATCATAGAGACCGAAAGGTATCTAAGATTGTATGATCAAAAGCTCATACACCAATACAATGAGAAAAGATCTAGAGCTAATAATATTAAGCAATACAAGTCATGGAAGAAGAGTATGTCCTCATCTAAAAGTGATACTAAAGATAATGGAGGGTTTAAGATGAATCAAAAACAGCTTATGGGAACTATTTGGGTTACTGTAGCATTTATTGTAGTAATGCTATTAGTCTACATGTGCACCTATAGAATAGGGCCAGGATTTGCTGGAGTAATCTATAATGCTAATGGAGGAGTACAAGAAGATACTCTTAGCCAAGGATGGCATGTTGTATTTCCATGGCAGAGTGTTATAGAGTATCCTGTATCTACAGAGACTGTATCTTACTCTAAATCTAATGGTAATAAGGATTCTAAAGATACATCTATCAACGTCAATACTAAAGATGGTAAACAAGTCAATGTAGATGTGAACTACACATATCGTATGGACCAAACACTACTTCCGCAAATCTTTACTAACTTTAGAGGAAGAAAGTATACTGATATAGAAGATACTATCATGAAGAATGCTATGTATCAGGCTGTTAATGAGGTAACCTCTCAGTATAACCTTATGGAGCTTGTATCTGATAAACGTCCTGAAGTGAACAATAAGATCTTTGCTAAGTATAAAGAAGCACTTGCTGAAGATGGCATCATTCTAGAGACGTTTAATCTCTCTGATATCAAACCAGATGATGCAACAGAACAGGCTATCCAGAATGTTGTCAATGCACAGAATGCTCTTGCTCAGTCTAAGATTGAAAAAGAAAGAGCAGAAGTAGAAGCAGAGAAACTTAGGGTTGCTGCTAAAGGTAAAGCTGATGCTACTCTGATTGAAGCAGAAGGACAAGCTGCAGCAAACGAGAAACTCAGACAGTCATTGACTCCTGAAGTTATCCAGTATAACCAGATTCAGAAATGGAATGGAACACTTCCTCAATATATGCTTGGAGAGAATACTGGAGTATTCATCACGCCTAATAAGTAATAGACACACCAATACCACTAGGGAACAATCCCTAGTGGTCATTATTAATCTCTGTTGTGCTTGTATACTATAACTATGGTAGCCAATAGTTTTAGTAGTTAAAAGGAGTTGTGAGAACATGTTATTGGCAAATCTTAAGGTGGAAATCGACTGCACAGGATATCCAGGTGATATGCTTCCTAAAGATCAAGGAAGAGATATCGCCAAATTAATCGGGAAAGAATTGAATGATTCTTTCAAGACTAAGATGATTGCATTTTTTGCGACCACTCTTGAGTCTAACTGCATGAACTTCATTGTTGAAGTAATCGGTACAAGTCAACTTATTAGGATTGGAGGTGTAAACTGGAATAAACTTGAAAAGGATATCAAGAAGAAAGTAGAAGTGCTTGACTTTATTGATCTTGAAGGTGTAGGCCTACATGAGATCACATTTGCTGAAGCTGCATCTACTGTTCTCTATTGCTATAAGCAGGATGACTATCTCATTCCAGATTCTGATCCTCATGATGTAATGGGGATGGAGAACAAATACAACGATGTCCCATCGATGTATCATGGAAGATTCCTTCCCATGATGAAACTCTATTGTGACTGTGTACTGCCTACAAACCTACTGTTTACTGCTGGTAGTATCATCGATCCAGTTAGTGGTGGCGTACTGAGCGATAAGTTTCAGTATAGATATCAGGCTCTTGAGTATAAAGCGCTCCTTAAGAAAGGAATCGATAAAGAGCTCAAGCGTCTTGATAAGAAAACTATTGATGATACGAATCGCCCATTCAATAGATACTACAAGGCACTGATCGTCAATAGAACTCAGATTCATGGTATGATGATCAATCTAGTGAATGGTCTCAAGAAGAACAACATGGTTGTATCAAACAACTACTTTGTTGTGGATGTTATGGATCTATTGTTCTTGGCTAAGAATGATAAGTCAATCTTCATCAAAGTTGGCATGTTGCTTAGAGAGCTCAAGGGATCTACAGTTGTATTCTTGACAGATGTTCCGAATCACTTCTTATTGACCACTAACAGCAATAAGGAGGAACAGTCTGAGCATCTTAGAGCAGAAGCACGTAGAGAAAGCGATGTAGAGAAGAATATTGATCTCGACTTTGATCGTCGTATGACTGAGTACAATATTCTTGATACAGATGATTCTCTTGATTTTGCTACTAAGACTGTTGTCATACGAGATATTATCAATACTATTGATGAATCTCGTAAGGCTGAGGGAAAGCTAGAGATTATACAAGAGCTGAATAAGATGGTAAACAATGTATGCCGTAATATGGCAGTTGTTATTGCATATACTGATACCATCAGCTATTCCAATGATTATCTCTTTGAGCAGTTCAAGGACTTTGCAGACAATATTTCCATCACTCAGACAATGCTAAGTCCAGACATTCTCTCTGATGAGATTCTTATGGATCTTGGCAAGGCATCTGTATGCCGCCATTTCATGGAGTATGAATATGGTACTATGAATACTACGATGAAAGAACTTCAAGATTCTTTCGAAGAAGAGCTTAAAGATCTTATCATTGATCATTCTCCCAGCGATCCAATGTTCAAATCTCTCTATGAGTTCCAGTTCTTCATTCGTGAGTCAGTTGACTTCAGATGGAGAAGTGATAGTGAAGGACTCTCCTATTTCTCTAAACTCAAGAAGAAGCTTAGTAGTACAAGAAAGAAGAAGCTTTCTGATGCTAAGAAGAAGGGTAAGGAGGAGCTTGAACAGGAGGAACAGCGTCAGGGTAATACAGCTTCGTTCTCTGCGATGATGGGAGAAGCTCTTGATCATAGTACTTTTGGTTCTTTCATGAATCATGATGACGATCATTCCAATACAGATGAGACAAAGTCTGAGATTGAGTTGGATAAGATGATTGGTCTGACTAGTATCAAAGAGCAGATCAAAGACTTCACTGCTTTCGTTCAGCTTGGAGAGATCAGAAAGAACAGAAAGCTCTCTCCAGTTCCTATCTCTAAGCATATGGTCTTCATGGGCAATCCAGGTACTGCAAAGACCACTGTTGCTCGTCAGTTGGGACGTATTCTCCATGCTAAGGGATTACTTCCTACTGCTAACCTTCACCAGGTGGCACGAGATGATCTTGTTGGTAAATATGTAGGATGGACTGCTAAGCTTTGTCGAGATGCTATTGATAAGGCTAAGGGCGGTATCCTCTTTATTGATGAGGCATATTCTCTTACTGCTAATGAAGGTGGTAACAACAGCTATGGTCAAGAGGCTGTAGATACCTTCGTCAATTACATGGATAAACCCGATGTAAGAGACGAAACCATCATCATCTTTGCTGGATACAAAGAGCCGATGCGTCAATTCATCGCATCTAATCCTGGTCTGAAATCTCGTATTGGATTCTATCTGGACTTCCCAGATTATTCCAACGAAGAACTTCTTGAGATTGCTAAAGTACAAGCAGCTCATCATAAGTATACTCTGTCTGATGAGTATCTCGCTAAACTACTTGCAACAATCAAGAAGGAGAGAGGAGCTAAGGACTTCGCAAATGGTCGCTTTGTACGAAGCATCTTTGAGAAGTCTGTCATCAAACAGTCTCGTCGTCTCATGAAGATGGACAACGTCAAGAATCTCAAAGACGAAGAGTTCTCTCTCATACTAGGAGAGGATTATTCCACTAAGGGTATGGACGATGGGAAGACGAATAAGCAGATGGGATTCCATATGCCATTCCATATTCCATCCAATGGATCAATCTTGATGGAAGATGAGAATGGGAACCTTATCGAGGTAATTCCAGAGTAATCACAACCATCAATCAGAAGAGAAGAAAGAGGATCTATATCCTCTTTCTTTTTTTTATTTATAACTCCTAGAGCACACATATATAAATTTTTATGTAATGTATAAGGGTGGTATGATTATGCTTGACTTTCTTACAAATGATAAGGTCTATGAGATCCAAGCCAATGGGCAGATTTCTATGATCTTATCACAATTCGATTCTGGATATATTATGGATATCGTAGAAGATACTCTACGGCAACTGTTTAACAACTTTGATACAATACCGAGGCCTAACGTTGTATCATCTTTTGAGAACTCATTTAAACAGCTCTATGATACGTATCCTAATGATATAGATAATATCAACTCTAGTAGAGAAGAAGTATATCAGACAATCATAGATATCATCTGTAAAAGATATGAACTTAGATTCATTCAGCCAGATGATATAGATCTGTTCACTGTATCTTTATACTACTATGACTTCTTTGTAGCTAGAATAAATCAGTATATAGTACAGTTCTATGCTAAACTTCTTATGGATGAGAAGTCAGATATTTATATGAATATGAATCTAGAGTCTCTTAGAAAGGGAAGCTATATTTGGAAATTAAGGTTGCTAAGAATGCAGGTTTTTGTTTTGGTGTAAAGCGGGCCATAGAGCTCGTCAACAAACTTTCATCTGAAGGAAAGCCTGTATACACTTATGGAGATATTATTCATAATGAGAGTGTGGTAAAAGAGCTTGAAGAAAAGGGAGTAAGGGTTGTAAATGACTTGGATGAGCTAAAGAACCTTGAAAAAGGAACTTTGGTTATTAGGTCTCACGGAATACCTAAGTCTGATTACGATAAGTTGGCTGATTTGGGAGCTGAATTTCAAGATGCTACCTGTCCCTTTGTAAAAAAGATACATAAGCTTGCAAGGGAGTATTCAGAGGATTCTGACAATCAAATCGTCATTGTAGGCTCAAGAAATCATCCTGAGGTTATA